CAATTTCTCCTACCCGCAGCTGTGCGGTTTTGCGGTTTGGCGTCAGATCGGCAATCAGTTTTTCGTAGACCTTCGTGTAACCGTGCTTGATGTTGCCTTTGTCCGAGCCGTAGAGGTCGGCAAGGCCCGTGAGCGTGATTTCCGTAAGGTCAACTTCGCCCGTTTGCGGCGCGTATTCTTCCGGCGTGACGGTATCAAGGTAACGTCTAACGCCTCCTCGTTCCGGGCCTCGTTGATGCATCGTATTAGCCATATTTTCCACCATATTTGGTTTGATCGGTATTTATTAAGCGGCGGCACGCGCATGGATTTTCTTCACGCCCCGCTCGCCCCAAAACTGGCAAATCATTGCTATGAGGCAAGGATCACCCGCCACCAGCTTTGCATCCGCTTCTCGTAGAAGATCAGCCACCCGCTCCCGTAGCCACTCCATCCGTTCGTCGTGGCCGGGTTCGTCATTTCTGACGTTGTAACGCGCAAGGAGGGCATCCGCGAGTTTGAGTTTAGCGAGCGGTTCACCAAGGCGCTTGTCCCACTCCCGGGCGCAACGATCCTGCGTTTGCTGCCAGCGTTCGTTGTCAGCGGCTACTTGTTTGTCGGTCTTGACGGGTTTTTCGCCGAACCCGGGCTTGGACTTTTTGAGGTCAAACAGCCCTTGCCATTGGTTACTGACCGACTGGTTAACAACTTCTTCCTGATCGTCACCGTACTTCGCCAGCTTCATCTGCATCGCATGAATTGAGGCTTCCTTGATCGGCTTGCGTATCGCCTTGCGAAACGCTACCCACCTCTCCCATGCCGTAACGTCTAACCCTTCTACCATGTGATTACCCTCTAAACCTTGATGACTGATGGTGAATCCGCACGGTTGAGACGGAGTACGCCTCAACGGGATCGTGCGGTTTGATGACTGACGGAGCCATCCGCTGTCGGCTACTTTTCACCAGATTGCTCCGGTTGCCATTTGCGCTTCCCGACGATACGCCGCGCACCTAGAGGCTGGCTGCCCCGATCTAGGTTTAAGGTGGCTCTGTGCGTTGTTTCCCCGACCAGAGTACCCGAGCGAATGACGTAGGGGCTTGTTGACAGGCTAGTTAACGCTGTTAAACTGCCTCTACGCCGAACTGCAACCCGAGCGTACAGGCTTCCCGAAAGCCGCGTCAAGCCCCCGAAAGGGGGTTTGTCGTTTCTAGCGTCCATTAACGTCCTTTTGGCGCTTTTACAGCCCCGGCTTTGATCTGCCACAGCCTAGCCGCAGGGATCGCCCCAGCCTTGACCCATTGGCTTACAGCGCCTTTGGTAACGCCAAGGGCCGCAGCAACGGCTTGCTGGCTACCGTATCGTTTGATGAGCTTCTGGATGTCCATGCTCGGGAGTCTATCCGTCTAAACTTTTTTTGCCTAGGGTGTTGACATGGCCGTTTAGATTGCTAAACTGGGAACCGTTGACAGACACAACGCATCCACAGATAGGAGATACACAATGAGCAGCTTAAAGATTGGTTCCCTTGTCAAGAGCCTTGATTTCCACAGCAACCGCGATTGTTACTACATCGGCATCGTCAAAAGCATTAACGCTGACGAAGGCACGTTTACCGCCGAAACCGTTGCGCGATATTGGGAAGGCGCACCGCTCAAAGCCGAATTGCCGGTTAACTTTACTGCGCCAATGGAAGGCAACCACTTTTTTGATGATCCGTCACGCCCTCGCGTGATCAATCTTGACGGGGTGGCGGCGTAAGCCGCCCCTCACAACAGGAGCAACAGATATGCTTACAACCACCACCATTGTCCTGCTCGGCGTAGCCTTTGAGGCTGAAGTTGAGTACGCCGTACATTATGGCGATCCCTTGGTTGGCGTACCCGAGACGCTAGAGATTTGCAGCGCGTACATCCTTGGCGTGTACCCCGACGGCATTGACAGCAGCGACAAGAAATCCAACGCGGTCTACGTCAATTACAAGTGCGACCTTGAGTATCTGACGATTGAGGAATTTGACACGCTAGAGAACTCTTGCTGGAGCCACTACCGCAAGGTGCAAGAGGAGGCGTGGGACGTATGAAGCGCAGCAAACTCGCCATTTTTGGCATCGTCATCATCTACCTGCTGGCTGCTCTCGTTGACCCCTGCGACGGTCACTCTTGCGATGCGGAGGTGACGCATGGAACCCGATAACGTCTGGCAAGACGACGGCAGTTGGTGGCATCAGCAAGATTTGGAATTACAACAGCGCGAAGAACAAGAACGCATTGAGGCTTGTAACCGCGCTCTCGCAGAACTTAAGGAGAACAACCATGAAGGTGTATGAAAAGATCGCGGCGATTACCGCCGAGTTGAGCAAAGTCGGCATTAGCAAAGACAGCAAGAACCAGTCGCAAGGTTACAAGTTCCGCGGCATTGACCAAGTGTACGGGGCGCTGTCACCGCTGCTTGCCAAGCACGGCCTTTGCATCTTGCCCCGCGTGACGGCACGCGAGGTGGTGGAGCGGCAGAACCGTCAAGGGACGGCATTGTTTTACGTCACCCTTTCGGTGGAGTTTGATTTTGTTGCCGCCGAGGATGGCAGCAAACACACGGTCGTCACGATTGGCGAAGCGATGGACTCGGGCGATAAGGCCAGTAACAAGGCCATGTCTGCGGCCTACAAGTACGCCGCCTTCCAAGCGTTCTGCATCCCAACCGAGGGCGACAACGACGCCGATGCCACGACGCACGAAGTTGCCGCGCAAGACCCCGAGGTGCTGGCGCAGATCGCTGGGTGCGATAGCAAGAAGGCGTTGCGTGCGCTGCTTAACGATCTGCCCGTCCCGGTGCGTGAGCTGCACATGGATGCGTTTATGGCTCGCAGCAAAGAGGTGCAGTAATGGAGCAGCGCACAACCGAATGGCATCAAGCACGGCTCGGCAAAGTCACGGCCTCCCGGGTATCTGAAGTCATTGCCAAAGGCAAAGGCGCGACCCGCGAGGGTTACATGGCCGACCTCATCGTAGAGCGGTTGACGGGTCAAAGGGTTGGCGGGTTCACGACCGCGCACATGGAGTGGGGAACCGAGCAAGAGCCGCACGCCAGAGCCGCGTATAGCGCCCATACGGGCGAGTTGGTGGAGGAGGTGGGGTTCGTTGATCACCCCCGCATTACGAACGCTGGCGCGTCTCCTGACGGTTTTGTAGGCGATGAGGGGCTGGTGGAGGTGAAGTGTCCTGCGACCAGCACTCACCTAGACACGCTGCTGGATGGCGAGGTGCCGACCAAACACCTCGCGCAGATGCAATGGCAAATGGCCTGCACCGGGCGCAAATGGTGTGATTTCGTGTCCTACGACCCTCGGTTGCCAGAACACCTGCGGATGTTCGTGAAGCGCGTGGAGCGCGACGACAAACACATCACGACATTGGAGGGCGAGGTTAAGACTTTCCTTGCCGAGTTAAACGAGAAGTTGGAAAAACTACAGGAGTTGAAGCGTGGCTAATCAATACGATCCCAATATGCGAGGGGTGCTGTTCAAGAATGACAAACAGGGCAATGACAAGCGCCCCGACTATCGCGGTTCATGCGTCATTAACAACGTGGACATGAACGTTTCGGGCTGGATACAGGCGAGTAAGAAAACGGGCGACAAGTTTATGTCGCTGAAGTTTGAAGCGAAGGGCGAGGGCCGCTTGTCACGCACAGGCGAACCGCAGCGCACGCCGGACAAGTCACCGCAGCAACCGCTCACGGAAGATAATTGGGACGACCTTGACATCCCCTTCTGACTTTGAGGCGAGGTTTAGAGCAAGTCGCCCAGCAGAAATTGTTGTGGCGACTTACCTTCTGAACCTTGGGCATACGGTCACACTACCGAAACGCCGCATGGCGCGTGACTTTGCCGACCGCAAAGAGTTTGCTGACAAGGGTGATATTTACGTCTCAGGGAAGCGCATAGAGGTGAAGCACATTAAGCATGACTTTGAGTATCAGGCATGGCCGTTTGAAACGGCTGCAATCTGCGCCAAGAAGTCGTTTGATGCTGCCGATCCTTGCCCTGACTATTACTACATCGTCAACGCGAGCCTTACGGTCGCGGCGCTAATAGACGTTAAGACGACGTTCCCTGACTGGCTAGTGCGGCGCATTACCGACAAAGAGCGCGGGTATGACTATGACGTATATGCGGTAACGCCTGAGTATCTTGGATGGCGTTACATAGACTTTGAGGAGCGGCTGTGAAGCGTATTTTCCCCATTGGCACACCGCCTGACCAGATTGCCACCGCCGTTGCGCGGATGGCGCAGCACTTGCCGACCGACAAACCGTTTGCGGTGACGGTGGAGGTGTGGAAAAAGCCTAGAACCCAGCCGCAAAATAACTTTTTATGGGGCGTAGCTTATCCCGCCATCCTTGAGGGCGGCGGTGAAATGCTAAGAGGCTGGAGCCGCGATGACATCCACGAATACATGGTGGGCGAGTTTGGCGGCTGGGAAATGCTAGAGGGTTTTGGCCGCAAGCGGATGCGCCCGGTGTTGCGATCCTCGCAAATGACCAAACAGCAGTTCCGCGATTACCTTGATTGGTTAAGCGCAAAGTGTGCGGACATGGGCATTACCATCCCAGAGCCTAACTATGAACCTGCGTAAAGCGGCCCGAGGGCGTGGCTGCATGGTGCGATTGCCGTGCTGCAACCACAACAGCGAGACGGTCGTGCTAGGCCATATCCGCATGGTCGGCATCAGCGGCATGGGCCATAAGGCCGACGATCTCTTAGGCGCGTGGGTGTGTTCAGCGTGCCACGCCGAGGTGGACGGCCAGACGCACGTTACAGGCTTATCCCGCGACGAACTGCGCCTTGCCCATTTTGAGGGGATGGCGCGAACCATCGCACAACTACGAAAAGAGGGGCTGGTATGAACTTCTGGTGCGACACGCCCTACACCACCGCTTACGTCCGCAACGAGTTCCTGTACGACCAGCAGAGCGGCAAGGGCGAATTCACGCTCTGCACCGTGTTTGGCTTCCGTGCAGAACCCATGCGCGTACCGTACTTCCAAGTGATGTTGGAGTCAGGCGCACAATGGGCCAGAATCCCAATCCACGCGCTCTGTAGCAAGCCGTGTCCCGAAATGGCGCTGCCGCTGGTGGTATGGTGGGACAGCTTTAGCCGCAACTGTCAGGTCAAGGAGGTGGCGTTCCTGCGTAACCACCGCGTCAAGGCCGTAGGCCGCGACGGGGTGCAGCGCCCGGGGACGTACCTGTTTTCGGTCATGTGGTGCGACGGCGGGTGGAGCGAGGTGCCTGACCAGTCCAAAGACCATCACATCATTGCGCTGGATTCGGGCCAATGGATCGCCTATCCCAACAATCGGCTTCTGTGGTCTGACCCGTCGTGGATCAGCGGAGACGTACCGCGAGGCTGGAAATCACCGTCAGCCAACTACAGCGTGGAGGGTATGCCGTGAAAGCGATTCTGGAGGCTTTACAGCGGTTTTGGCGCTATGACTGGCGTCATGTGCCGCCCCCTAACTGGGCGTGTTCACGGCGGCGCACAGGAGGGCAATACTGGTGATCATAGATACCGAAAGCCCGCCGGGGGCATGGAAAACGGAAATGGAG